AGTATTAATACTATTAAAATTTTAATAGGTTGGCTTAAATTCATAATTTATCCTTTCTGCTTATTTCTAAGCTATGGAATTTAGATGTTATCCCAGCAGTCGCAATTGCAACGAATTACTTCGTCTATTGCTTCTGGCACGGAATATGTTGCAGGTAATAATATATCAGATGCATATATTACTGATAACTGAGGTGGTATTAAATTACGATATCTTGATCCTGCAAAACTACCCGGCTCAACTGCTTCGCCGGTGTCTATCGCTATACCGTCACTATAATAACGGTCATCAACTGGATCATAGTACCCTAGAGGAGTAGGTGATCCAATCTCGGTTGCCAATGTTGCTGGAATACTGCCGCCCAACGTTCCATTAGCTATTAACTCTGACTCTTGTTGTTTAGTTAATTTGTTCTCTATGTTGTTGTCTACTGGTATACCCGCTTCTTGCAATCTAGCTTGATTGCGAGATTCACGTAACATTGCTACCAGACTTTGTCCGCCCACTGTATTGTAATTAGCAATAGCTTCTAATGTTTGTGAATACATGTGCGGCTGTGTAAATGTAGCATAACGAGGTATAGTATCTACAAATGAATATTGTGTTGCAGGAAATGTTGCTATTGTTGGTTCTCTTAAGTTATCCGGAGAACTATTGGGTACTCTAATTGACATACCTGTAAAAATTGCACGTTGTTCAGTTGACAGTATTGTTCCAGTTAACTCCCAATTAGTAATTAATCGTTGTGCAGTTGCTGGATTATTATTTTTAATTGATAGTATCTCTGCATTGGCAGCATCAATATAACCTTGAACTATACTATTAGAAAAGGTTGATCCCCCAGGGGGAAATGCAATTGATATCGTAGGGACAGATGACGTTGTACCTGCTGTAAAATTCAATGCGGTAACTCTACCAAAATTTGTAATGTCAGCGTCATCAGTTCCTATAGTAGCGGTAACAGTAGCGCCGTTAACTGTAACTACGGGTGCAGCTGCACCTTCACGACCGTAACCACCACCTGGATCAGTAAGTGTTACCCCCGTTGTTGTATATGTGCTGATACCATCATATGTATATTGAATTGTTGCTGTTGCACGTTCCCATGTTACTGCCAGATATAATTGTTTGTAAATGTTAAGTAGGGTACTCGTTTGTAAATTCTTTGTTAGTCCGTCAATATCTATACCAAGATAGGGTAATCCACTCATACATCCTAAGAAATTACTCATAGTATATGTACCATACGGGCCGTTACCCAGTGCAATTAACGCTAATCCTTGACTTGCTAATGTTGTATCAGTTGGAACACTAGTGCCATTAACATTCAAATTTTTAATTGTCTCTAAACTATTAACTACTTGTGCAAACTTTTCAATTGGTACACTAGAAATGTTTTTAATCTGTTGCATTGACACACTAAAGCAACCGGCAGCTTTAGCAATATCAGGTGGTAATATACCATCTAAGTATGCACCAAATCCTTGTGGTATAGCTTGTATTGTCAATATATTAGATTGAGTACCTTCAGGCGTAATCTGTTCTGTACTAGATTGAGCAACATTTGTATTAGGACTAGTAGTTTCATATGCATTACTAGCAGGAGCATCCATATCATTGCGCTCTGAAGTTAATCTAAGATTTTGAAAGAAGCCAGCCATTAATTTACTACTCCGTTTTGCGCTGTAGGTGATCTTAACTGACTATTCAACCCATCATTGACATATATAGGATAATATATTTTACTATTAGCTGGTCCACCTACTGTATTATAAACCGGAACTGTTAATGATGCATAACTATTAGGGAACAACTTTATTGGACTTAATAAATCAGCTAATGATTCTAAACCAACTGTCTTGCAATTCAATGATACTAACACATCTTTCAAATCTTGTCCTAATATAATACCAAATGCTCCGTATATTTTACGTTCTTGTTCTTTAGTTACTGATGATATGTTACCCAGCATTTGTTCTAACTCTGTTACGGTAATGTTACTTGCAATTAATGCAAGACTTACTGAAGAAGTGATGGCATTGTTTTTTTGCAATGTGGATAACAAGTTACTAGGTAAACCAAACGTTGCAATAGTTTGTAAATTTATTGCTTTGCCACTAGCAATTAAATCTTGTCCAAATACAGTAGTTGCTACACTTACACCGGAAATATCCCCTGTTATTAAATCGTTCATATTACTATATGTACCATCTAAAAATTCTTGCGAGTTGTTTACTGCCAATATAGCGTCATTACTAGATTCAATAAAACTATAAGATGACATAAAGCCTGATAAGAAGTCTTTGTATGCTCCACTATCGGCTGATAGTCCACTATTATAATTAAATTCGTTATATCCTTGTAGTGCAAACAATCTTACATAACCCCAACGTGTTACTTCATTTGTATATGTGTAGTTGCTTGCCCAATTAGGATAACCAGTCCAATTAAATGTTGATGGTGGACTATTACCTAATGCAGGAATACTACTTGCCCCAATAGATATTAAATTATTATAGGTTGTACTATTAACTTGTCCTCTACCGTACGCATCATTAATTGAATATGTAAGTAATCGTAAACAAGTGTCGTTAACAATTTTACCTAATTCTGTGGCAGATGTTGTACTGGTACTAGAGCCTGTAAAGGTTATCATAATAGGATTAATATTAAATCCAATATTTTGCAATAATGAACTTAATGTATTAACACCTAACGGGCTTTGTTTTCCTGTATCGCTCATGGACAAAACACATCAGGACTACCTTGTACGATACTATGACCGCAACTGTTTCCTGACCCTACTCTAAGTACTGGTACACCTTCACAAAACACAGTTGGACTACCATCAGTTGTTGATGCGTTTTTGTGTGGTGGATGGGGTTTTCTAGCCCAAGGAGCGTGTGGGGTAATCTGACTAACATGTAGCCCTACTTTAATTCCATTAGCAAATACAGTATCGGCACCACGCATTATTGCGCCACCTTCTTGATTTGTATCACCTACACGACTTAATTTTGCCATTTTATCCCAATACGATTTTCTTACTAGGTACCTTAATGCCAGTTGTTGCTTCTAGGTACTTGTCTTTGATATTATCATCTGTCTCTGCATACATTGCAATACTAGTAGTATTTAGCTTAAATTCACCCTTCGGATTTGCGGTAAAGATACTTGGAATCATTTGCATACCCTGTTGACTTGGTGCAATAGATACTGGTTCTTCAATTTGAATGAACTCACTACCTGCTTGAATTACTTTTGCTATAAGTTCTTCTCCTGAATTAAGCTTAAATGTGTATACTGTGTTTGGTTGTATTGAAATTTGCATTACGCTGCCTTTGTTAAAAATTGTTTAAGTTCATTAAATCCACCAATTAACTTTCCATCAATGATAATTTGAGGTACTGTTCTTGCTGATGGAATTTCTTCTAGTAGTTCTTCTTTTGTGTATCCGTCTCCGATTTTCTTTTCTTCAAACGGTATATCTCGTTGTCCCAATAATGCCTTTGCTTGATCGCAGTAGGGACAATGGTACTTTGACCAAATAATTGCCTTCATTTTATTCTCCTTAAATATTTGGTAAGTCGTCATAGTCTAATGATTCGCTCATAATCCCAATAACGTAATTTGTTGATTCAGTTTCTTGTAGTGCTGATTGTTTTTTACTAGTATCACTATGTTTATTAAACCACGGAATAGGTGTACTCTTTGGTGCAGGATTATTATATCGTATACCAATCTCTTTCAATGCTCCTACAGCAGTATAATCAACAAAGTCTTTTAGAACTGTTGCATTCAAGCCAATAACTGGACCCATCTTAAACAAGTAATCAGCCCAATCTTTTTCTTCTTTAATAACATCCAAGTATAGTTGATAGACTTCAGCTTCACATTCTGATTTAACTTGTGCAAAACGACTATCTTCTTTTACTACTTGATTAATAAGATAAGCAGTCCAGCCTTTATGTAACAATTCATCTTGTAGAATTAAACTGATAATGTTGCCATTACCAATAAAGATTTTGTTCTCAACCATTGCTAGTGATGTAGCAAATGATACCATAAATCTAAATGCTTCCAATGCGTAACTGGCATGCAATGCCATATAAATTGATTTGATGTGTTCTTTTTCATTTACATCTTGCTCTAACTCTTTACGGCAATTTACTTTGTGTAGTTCATCATAGTAGAGACCAACACTACTTGCCATGTCAACAATCTCTTTTGTATCATGGATAGTATTGAACACATCCTTAGGTACATTATAGATGTTACGAATGATATGACTGTAACTACGACTGTGAATGTTTGTCTCAAAGAAACTCCAGTTGTAAATCAATGCTTCTAGTTCAGGCAATGACACTACCGGAGTAAACACTTGACTTGGTGCTCGTCCTTGTAAACTATCTAATGCTGTTTGACGTAGTAGATTACTAGTAAAGATATGTTTAACTGCATCGCTTGCATCTTTGAAATCATTGGCATCTTTGGTTAGAGAAATTTCTTCTGGAACCCAGAAGAAACCACGTGCCGTTGTTTCAAAATCTGCTATTTTTTTGTATTTTATTTCCTCAAATCTTTGAATGGTTACGGGACCTTCCGGGTCCAAAAACATTTTTCTATTCAAATAATCTGTCTTTGTGTGTAAGTTGTATTGTTGTTTGCTCATTGAAACGGTTTCCTTGGAATAATCATAATATGTGGGAGATTTTTATCTTCTGTGTGGTCATGTTGCTTGCTCGGTGTTCCATGAATTTTGTTGTGTGCATTCATATCAGGTGATCCTAATGCTTTAGCATAGTCAACCTTGCCTCTAAAGCAACCAATACTATATGGAAATTCATTGTTTAAGTGATAGTGATAGATGTTTTTCATTTTACCATCCCATAGTACTGGATGAGTATGTCCATGACATTCATCTAGTTGCTCATTAGTAACCATTTTGCCATCATCACCTCTAGGGCCATAGATGCCAAATCCATCAAATGCATAACCAAACAATGGTGAATGTCCTTCTGTTCCTTGATTGGGGAAACACTTCCATGAATAACCATGTAAGTGATATTGTTGAGCATAAGGATGACCCCAGCATTGGTCAATTGGTAATAATGAAGTTGGGTTATACCATGCAGTGCCACTGGCGTTTGCTAGTTCAAAATGCCATACAGTACCAGTTAGTGTTACACCAATTGGCAATGAAGCAATTGGATTTGGAGTAGCACTAGGCTTTGGATGTTTTGGTAGTTGAACAACTAACCTATAAGGACTAATACCAATAGCGGCAGCACTAGAATAGTCTGAGCCAGGGATGCCTGTTCTAAAATCATGTCCGCCGGGTGCAACACTATAATACTTGTATGCTTCAGTTCCTTGTTGTACAGGATACTCTCCCATTATTGTTGATGGCAATCCGTTACCGTTAAAGTATCTATACTTCTTATCAGTAGTTATAGTGAATACACTACCTTCTTTTGCATAGTCTGTGGCATATTTGGTACCACTAACGTACGGCATCTTTGAAATAACAATTGTGTTGTTTGAAGAATCTACCCAGGGCTGTGTACTTATGTCAAGTTTAGTGTTTCCCGGAATTACAAGAAGTAAATCTGGTGCTAAGAATAATCCACCACGTTGAGCCTTATAAGGGCTTATAGTTCCTGAATTTGATAATGTAGTTGGTGCATCTTCTGCATTAGATATCAATGCAAATGAAATCAACATTCCTATTAATATATTTTTAATCATGTTTTTCCTTTATAATTTACATGCTTCGCAATCTTCTTCATCCATATCATTAAAGCCACTAGGCAAATCTAATATAGTTTCATCTTGACTTTTACTACCTGCTTTGTTAATCAAGCTATAATAGAAGGTCTTGATACCATAATAGTGTGCCTGCATTAAGTTCTTAGCAATCAATGTTGTTGGGACTTTACGTTCAGGGAAATGCGCAGGGTTATAAAATGTGTTAGTAGATATAGATTGGTCAACATATGCCGCAATTACTGCCGCTGTCTTTAAGTAACCATCACAATCTTTTTGATCCCACATCAACTGATATTTGTTTTTCAATTTATGATATTCGGGTACAACTTGTACAAAACTTCCTGCTTTACTTTCTTTTACTGAAATTAAACTCATTGGCATTTCAATGCCGTTAGTACTATTAATTACTACACTAGAAGATTCTACAGGAGCTACTGCCATTTGTGTAGCATTACGGACACCATGACTACGCATCATAGCACGTAATCCTTCCCAATTAAGTTCTGGATCAAAGTTTGTTAATTCATTAACACCTTTAGCACGTAACTCCCAGGGGAATATTCCTTGTCCATAACGTGTTTTATCGCTATGTTCGCAACGACCACGTTCTTGTGCTAATTCTACACTTGCTTCAGTTAGGTAGAAGGATAAGTGTTCCATCCACGTCTTGACTTCAGCCAATGCGTCTTTTTCTCCGTATTTGAGACTTCGTTTGGCGTGCCAGTAGGCAAGATTAGTGATTCCAATTCCAAGAGGTCTGATTTCATCGTTTGATAATTTAGATTGAATGGATAGAAAGTCTTGATAGTCAAGAA